CAAAAACATGTCATAGAAGAACCTGTGCCTTTTGCAGGAATTATAAAATTTGTTGAATATAAATGCCCTTTGTGTCAAAGTAAGCCTGAACGTATAGAAGAATATACGATAGAATAGAACAATATGAGGTTTTTATATAAATGAATGAGATTTATCTTGCACAAGCTGTATTTAGGCTTATAAAAGAAAGAAGAGAACTTATTCGAGAGACTTTGGAATTTGATAACGTGAAAGACATGGAGCATTACAAAGGTCTAATGGGTGAGTTAAAATCTTTAGATTATCTAGAGGGTGAAATAAAAAATCTTTTGGATAAGCAGGAACAAGAGGAAGTTTAGATGGAACCGTCATCAACAGAATTAAATGGAGCTTATGTAGATCCGAAAGACAGAGTATTAGACCCTAGTCTTATTGAACAGAGCTTAATAGAAAGAATGCCGCAGCCAACAGGTTGGAGGATACTTATCCTACCGTATAGGGGTAAGGGTAAAACAGAAGGCGGTATTTTATTACCAGATAAAATTGTAGAAGAGGGACAAGTATCCACTCAAGTGGGTTATGTTTTAAAAACAGGACCATTAGCATACAAAGATACAGAAAAGTTTCCAGCGGGCCCTTGGTGCGCGGAAAAGGATTGGGTAATGTTTGCCCGATATGCAGGATCTCGCTTTAAAATAGATGGCGGAGAGGTCAGAATTTTAAATGATGACGAGATTTTAGCAAAAATAATGGACCCTGAAGACATTTTACATTATTAAGAGGTAGATATGAGTGGAAAAGAAGCACAAGCAGAACTAGATTTAGATTTAGGTGAAGATGATGGTCCAGATGTGGAAGTCACTGTCGAGCAACCAGTTGAAAATGAAGAGGTTGCAGCTGAACCTGAAGTTGCAGCGTCTGAGGATGAGTTTCAAAAAAGTGAAAATCAAACTCAAAAAAGAATTAATCGCCTTACTAAAAAAATGCGAGAAGCTGAAAAAAGCGCTGATGAAGCGACTAGGTTTGCACAGCAAAAAGCAAAAGAAAACCAAGAGTTAACTCAAAGACTTAATCAAATGGATAATAGCTACGTTGATCAATATAATGGTCGCGTGCAGTCTGAATTAGCGCAGACAGAGGCTGCTTTAAGAAGTGCCATGGAGATTGGTGACACCGAAGCTGCGGTAGCTGCACAGAGAAAAATGACACAGCTTGCCGTAGACGCAGATAGAGCGGCTCAGGCTAAGTCTGCTAACGAGAGAAGACAAAAGCAGGCTCAGGAGCAGCCTGTGGCTCAACAAACACCTGCCCAAGCTCCTGCAAGGCCTGATCCTAAAGCAGAAAGCTGGGCACAACGGAATGATTGGTTTGGCGATGATAGTGCCATGACCTATGCAGCATTTGGTATTCATAAAGAACTTGTCGAATCAGAAGGTATTGACCCGAAGAGCGATGAGTACTATGATACATTGGATAGACGTATGAAGGAAGAATTTCCTCATAAGTTTAAGGAAGGATCTCAGAGCAAACGACCCGCCCAGACGGTTGCCCCTGTTAATAGATCCTCTGGAACTGGGCGCAGTAGTGGGAATAAGGTTAGGTTAACCCAACGACAAGTAGCTATGGCTAAAAAACTTGGGGTAACTCTAGAGCAATACGCAAAATACGTTAAGGAGTAAAATAAATGGCACAACAAGACGATATGTTTGAAGGTTCTATTAAAAGAACTCCTCGCGCAACACAGACAAGGGAGAAGGCGGCAGCGCGTAAGCCGTGGGCTCCACCATCCATGCTGGATGCACCACCCGCACCAGATGGCTTTAAACATCGATGGGTAAGAGCAGAAACTCGTGGTTTCAATGATACCAAGAATGTTTCAGCAAAACTTAGAGAAGGTTGGGAGCTCGTAAGAGCAGACGAATACCCAGATTTTGAAGCCCCAGTAGTAGATTCGGGTAAATATGAAGGTGTTTTCGGAGTAGGTGGGTTAGTTTTAGCTCGTATGCCTGTAGAAACTATAGCAGAAAGAACTGCATACTTTAATCAAAGGAAAGCGGATCAGATGCAAGCAGTGGATCAGGACATGATGAGAGAAAACGCACATTCAACTATGACGATCAATCGACCAGATCGTCAATCTCGTGTAACCTTTGGCGGTCCTAAAAAACAATAGGATGGCCCCATTATTGGAGTAAAATAAATGGCAAATCAACTATCAGCTGGTTTTGGTCTTCGTCCGATAGGTAAGGTAGGTGGCAATGTTAATAACAATGCTACAACTCAGTATGAGATTGCAAATAACTACACAACAGCTATATACAACGGCGGAATTGTTGTTCCGTCATCTGCAGGAACTATCATTTGTACAGATCAAGCGATAGCACCTTTAGGTGTATTAGCAGGCGTAGAGTTTGTAGACTCTGTTACTGGTAAAACTACTTTTAAAAACTTTTGGCCTGGATCTAACGCAGTAAGTGTGGACACAGATTTTCCTGTGAAAGCATTCGTACATGACGATCCTATGCAACTATATGTTGTAGTGGCAGATGGCACTAATACTAATAGAGCAACAGCTCTTGCAGATGTTTTTGTTAACTGTGACATGGCAAGTGTAAATAATGGTAGCACTGCTACTGGTAGATCTAGCGACATGTTAGATATCAGTACAGCCGCTACAACAAACACACTTGATGTGAGGATTGTAGGTCTTTACGAGGATGCAGCAAACGCAGATTATTCTGCTGCTGGGCATCAATATGTCGTAAGGTTAAATGGTCACTTTAATAGCGGTACTACTATTGCAGTAGGTACTTACGCTACAACAGGCATATAGGAAGGGGTTAGAAAATGGCTATTTCAAGAGCACAACTAGCAAAAGAGCTAGAACCTGGACTTAACGCCCTGTTTGGTCTAGAGTACGATCGTTATGAAAACGAGCATTCTGAGATTTTTGATGAAGAATCATCAGATAGAGCGTTTGAAGAAGAAGTGATGTTAGCAGGCTTTTCGACTGCACCGTCTAAGTCAGAGGGTGGATCGATTAGTTTTGATGACGCACAAGAAACCTTCACTTCAAGATACACACATGAGACTATTGCATTAGCTTTCTCAATTACTGAAGAAGCTATTGAGGATAATCTTTATGATCGTCTTGCGGGTCGTTACACAAAAGCATTAGCGAGATCAATGGCGCAGACAAAGCAAATTAAAGCTGCTGCTATTTTGAACAATGCTTTCACTGCAGGAGCTTCTGCAGGGGGTGACGGAGTTGCTTTATTAAGTAATTCTCATCCAACAATCAGTGGGAATCAAAGTAACATTTTGTCAACAGCGGCAGACTTAAATGAAACTTCGCTAGAGCAAGCTTTGATTGACATTGCTGGTTTTCAAGATGAGAGAGGCTTAAAAATTGCTGTAAGAGGTACTAAGTTGATAATTCCAAAAGAATTACAATTTATTGCTGAAAGAGTATTAAACAGTAATTTAAGAGTAGGAACTGCAGATAACGATGCAAATGCTATTAAGAATATGGGAATGATACCTGAAGGTGCCGTTGTAAACCATTTCTTAACAGATACAGATGCATTCTTTATTAAGACAGATGCTCCTAACGGCTTAAAGTACTTTAATAGAGCTGCTATTAAGACTGCTATGGAAGGTGACTTTGACACTGGAAACATGCGTTTTAAAGCAAGAGAAAGATACAGCTTCGGTTTTTCTGACTGGAGATGTCTATTCGGAACACCTGGTGCGGCGTAGCCTCCAAGCAAATTATTGCACCAGTTTTGAGGGCGGCACTTGCCGCCCTTCTTTTTTTGTGTATAATAAAAGAAACCTTGACAGTTACATGGTGTAACTGACATTTGCCACGACAAGGAGATTTACATGGCTAATACAACTTTTTCGGGTCCAGTCCGATCAGAAGGCGGGTTTACAACTGTAAGCAAGAACGCCACTACTGGAGCATTCACAACACAATCAAGTATTAACTCTAGCGGATTCGCTTCTTTAGATGCTAATACGCTCTCTACAGAAGCAGGAACTGGTATCACTGGTGGTACTGGAACTATATATAGAAGCTCTGTCATGAGACAGGGTGGAATTATCACAACAAGAATATTAATAGACTTAACAGGATTAAGATCAACAGCCTCTGGCGATATTATAGGTGTTAACGGTACATCTAATGTTTGTCACATAGGACAAATCACAGCAGCACAAAATGGAACAATCATTGCTGGAAGCATGGAATGTTTTGAAGCGCCTGCAGGTGGAGATCCTGATATCAATGTACACTCTGCTACAGAAGGTACTGGTGTAGAAGATGGGGCTATTAGTAGTTTATCAGAAACATTGTTAGTTAATGCAGGAGATGCAACATTAGGTAGTAAGGTTTATTTTACTGGTGTTCCTGCTGCGGATGAGTTTTTGTACTTAACATTGGGTGCAACAACAGATGCAGACTATACTGCTGGTAAGCTAGTAATTGAATTAATAGGATACGAAGCTTAATAACAGGAGGTCAGCATGGCATCTAGATCTGATGTAAAAGCGTTTAATCAGGACCAAGGAGATGATGCAGCGGTTGTAGGCCCTGCAAGATCAAGAATACGACAAATTGTAATCTTTGGTAATTCTGCGGGTGCTTTAACGATAACAAACGGTAATGGCGGGGCTAATTTATTAGTTCAAAGTTTTCCAACGGGACTACATACCTTAAATATTCCAGACGCGGGAATATTAGCGGAAAGCGGGGCTTATATATCTGCTTTTTCTGGTAGTGGTAACAAATTGACTATATTTTTGTCGTGACTAGAAAACAAGATAAACAGCCTCCAAAAACAAAAAAGTATTTCCGCTCTACTAAATCTGGAGCGGGAATGACTAAAGCAGGTGTAGCTCGTTACAGACGAGATAATCCTGGAAGTAAATTAAAGACCGCCGTAACAGGTAAAGTTAAGAAAGGAAGTGCAGCCGCTAAGAGGAGAAAGTCATATTGTGCCAGAAGTGCTGGTCAAATGAAAAAATTCCCAAAAGCCGCTAAAGATCCAAACAGTCGTTTACGACAAGCTAGAAGAAGGTGGAAATGCTAATGCCTAGAGGTAGACCAAAAAAAGAATCGCTTACAGCCGAACAAGTTATGCATGAATTAGCTATGCATGAAGCTGAATGCACTCTTAGGTACAAAAGAATAGAAGAAATATTGCAAGATCAAAAGACCCATTTGAAAGGACTTGATGTTCGTATGTGGGGATTAGCTGTTTTAATTATAGGGGCTGCAGCAGTGCAGAAATTATTATGATGACAAGTAAAGTAAAAACAGGACCTAAACCATCTAAATTAAACGTAACTTA